CCACCCTTGGGGATTTTTCATTCAGACCTTTTTTTCGGCGTTGGTTCTCAACATTTCGAACGCGGCCGGATTGTTCTACGTGGAACATTTTGGCCCGGCCGTTTCAGATTTCGCTTGCCGCGCGATCTGTAAGCGCACAAGGGTCAAATCGATGGAGCCACTTCCGAAATGGCAAAATCGCATCCAGCGATAGCGGCGGAGATCGATCGCGAGGGCGACGATCGGGCCCGCCGGCATGAGTATTCAGCCGCATTCCGCAAATTCGGAGCGAGCCTGGGGCCGGCGGTCCGGGCGCGAATCAATGGCAGCGCGGTTGCGGATTGGCCGACGACGCGGACCTTCGCGCTTCCGGTCACGCCGGACAATCCCGCATATCGCACGGATCCGGCGGATCCGGTTTTCGAAACTTTGGACGAGATCGGCGCGCTCGCCGGCGCGCTGCCGAAGATCGCGGTCTGGCTGAATGACCGGATGCCGCATACGCCGGTTTTCGATTCGATGCTGGCGGCGGAGCAGCTCCGGCTTTCGATCGCGCGGATCTGCGAGGCGAAGAATCCGCGGCTCGAGGCGTTCCTGATCAGCCTGGCGATCGGAATGAACCTCGAGGACAACGCGAACGGCTACGCGATCGCCGCTCACTTCGGGCTCAGCCCGCAAACGATTCACGAAATGCTTGGCGATACGTGCGCCGCGCTCGGCCAACCAAAGCCGTTAGCGAAAGCGAACAAAGCCAGGTATTCAAAAACGCAGTATAGTCACAACATCAGGAGTCAAAAATGAGCTGGAACATCAAAACTATCGGAACACGCGCGGCCGTCGCCGCCAAGGTCGCGGCTGAGCCGCATATGCCGCAGGGATTAAAGGACGTCGTTGCATCGATCGCCAGCGGCCCGGGCTATGGCGGATTCAACGGCCTGGCGGTCGAATCATCCGGCCATGTCGACAGCGCCGGCGGGAACGTCTATGATTTCAAGGTCCAGCCGGTCGCGCTCGAGCTGGACAAGCCGAAGGACCAGGACGCGGCCGCTGGAATCTGACGCCGCCATGCCACTTGCACAATATGACCCGGACCATGCGCGCGGCCGCCGCGGGCCCGGGCCGGTCCTGGGGCGCGGCGCTTGGCAGAATATCCTCGAGATCCGGCAGCGGGCGCTTGCGCTCGAAAAGGCGCTTCGATCGATCCTGCTCGATTCCGACGAAAAGAACGCGTGCCTCCTGCAACTCGATGCGGCGGTCTGCTACGCGGAGTCGATTGTCGGCCGGTACGATCGCAACGGGCCTCCGGAGACGCAAAGCGAGATCGGGGATCTCGAGGCTGTGATCCGCGTTGCCGTGAAATTCCCGGAAAATTTCAAGTCGACGGATATCGCCGGCCTGAAAGCGGTCCTGGCGGCCGTGAAGAAGAAGGGCGCGATCGCGTGAGTCGGCGAGTGGCAAACCTTCTGTTCTCCGGCGAGCTGGTCATGTCCATTTGCCAGCTCCCGGTCGGAACGCGCCGGCGTTGGGTTGAGATCACGGAAAATGCCCTGCCGCGCGATTCGAAGGTTGTCGCGCGCTTCATCGATGAAAAAACCGGCATGTTCGGAATCACGATCGAAAGCGAGACGCTTCGGGAGATCCCGGACGGCTCGCCGATCCCGTTTCTCGAAAAGCCGCATTTCCGCGTCGAATATAAGTGAGTACCAAGATCCAGGAGCGCGTCCTGAAGCTCAGTGAGCGCGTGTCGATTCTTCTCGAGATGGGAGTCCGCCCGGACTTCCCCTGGGTTGTGTTGCCGGCGATCGTGCTTTTCCCGAAGGGATCCGCCGGCCCGTTTTTCGATGCGACGCTCGCCTGGCTGCGCTTTGGGATAACGCTGAGGATCGAATGAACACGGTCACGATCCCGGCTCGCCGATATCGATTCCGCGTTTCCCGCAGGATTGCGCGCATGATCGCGGCGCTCGAGATCCCGGTTTCCGTCCTGAATGCGGAGCGGGAATTCTGGCGGAAGCAGGCCGAATATATCGACCAGCGGATACTCGAGGGGCTAGGACTCCGAAAACCGGATACAACGTCAAACACGCCAATTCGCCGACATGGACGATCGAAATGATAAACCTCCACGCGGTCCGATGACCCGGGAGGACTGGATCCCCTTCGGCCAGGCCGCACCGCCGCGCCGCGGTCCTCCCTCCTGCGCTACGGCTGAAATGCCGCGCAAATGCCGGGTTTGCGGATGCACGGATGACGACTGCAGCGGATGCATCGCGCGGACCGGATCTCCCTGCCATTGGGTTGAGGTCGACCTTTGCTCGGCTTGCGTCAAATGAACCTGCAGCTCGCAAAGATCAATAAGATCGATCTCGACTTGGCTGAGATCACGCTGACGGACCATTCGATGATCATCGGATCCGTCGCCGCATTCGAGCGCGCCGGCCGCGCCCTGGACGCGATGGATTCATACAGTCAATGGTGGTGGGGCGACTATTTGCTATATGCGGAGCAGAACAACCTAAAGACGGTCCTCGACGATGCGCGGCGCAGCCTTCACCGCTCGACGATCTATCAGTGGAAGGAAGTCGCTCGCTATTATCCTCCCGCGCTCCGCCATCCGCGCCTGCATTTCAACCATCACTATTCGGCCTTCTATATTCTCGGGCCGGGCTCGGATCCGGCGAAGGCCGAAAAATGGCTAGCCCGGGCCGAAGAGAATGAATGGACGGTCGGCGACCTGCGCGAAGCGATCCGCATGGACAGTCGGCGCGATGAACATGATCCGGGCCCGATGCGCGGAATTATCCGCATCACGGATTTCGTTAAAATCTCCCGCTGGACCGCGAAAGTCCACGCCGACGAGCTGCCGCCGGCGCAGCTCGAAGAGATCCGCGCGTCGACCGGCCCGCTGTTCGATTTCCTCTGCGAAGTGCATCGCAAGTCGTTTTCAATCAAATGAGCTGCACTTACGTAAGTACGCCCGTCCTGATTACCAATTCTTTATGATTCTCTACTTTCTGGCCTGGGGTTGCATCGGAGGCGTCCTGCCGTGCCTGCTGACCGCGCACAGCATCTTCACGGATAGGCGGATGCGCCTCTGGTGGAAAATCGCGATCGGCTTTTTTTGCGGTCCGCCAATGTGGGCGGTTGTGCTGTTCGCGGCCTTGTTGGGCGGATGCGTCGGCGCGATCGCTAAAATCAGGGCGAACCGTGCCAAAAAAACCGCGAAGCCCTGAACCTCAAGGATTGGACGAATACGGCCTTCCGGCCGTCATCCACACTGAGGTTTTGGCCATGCTAACCGGCGTCACCGCGCGCCGGCTTCACCAGCTCATTTCGGACAACCGGATCCCGGCCGAATGCAACTTCAGCGGCGACAAATGGCGGGCGACGATGGCGCTGAAGGAAATCTTCGGATACTACCGCCGGCAGGCCGATCGCGCGAAGCCGGCCAGCGATATCATGCTCGAGACTCAGAATTCCCTCGAGGATCTCCGGGCGAAACGGCTGAAGAACGCGAAGATGGCCCGCGAGCTTTTGCCGCGGCATATTTACGTCCAGGCGTGGGGCGAGATCCTGACGTCGTTCAAAAACCGCTGGCTCAATTTTCCGGACAAGATGGGGATCCGATGCTTCCGGGCGAAGGACAAGGTTGAGGCGATGCAGATCCTCGAGCGCGAGATCGCCGATATCTTCGCAGGCCTGAACGATCCGAAGTTCATGGAGGACATTGCCGCGCGGATACGCGATGACGAATTTGAACCAGGAAACCAGCCAAGCGATCCTGCCGGGGATGACGCCGGCGCCTCCGAGGATTTGGAGTCGGCGCACTCTTAAACTCTTCCTCCGGGACGTCCAGGCGTTCCTTCAGTTGCCGCCCAAACTCAACGTCTGGCAATGGGCGGCGCGTAACATTTTTCTTTCGTCGGAAGTGACCCCGGAGGCCGGTTTCTACAATCCGGAGCGCCTCCCGTATCAGAAGCGGATCCAGGAGTGGATGACGGATCCTCACGTCAACGATATCATCGTAGTGTCGGCCGCTCAGTTGCTCAAAACTACGGTCATCAACAATGGCGTCGGCTATTTCGTGGCGGCCGATCCCTCGAGCATCCTGGTTGTCTATCCGACGATCGATGACGGCAAGGATTGGATGGCGGACAAGTTCATGCCCATGTGCCGCAGCTCGCCGACGCTGCGAAAGCTGATCCCGGACCAGCTCATTCGAACGATCGGCCAAACGACGCTGATTAAGCATTTCCCGGGAGGCCGGATCAAAGTCGTCGGATCGAATAGCCCGTCGGCCCTGCGCGGCCGCTCGTTCCGGATCGTCGTCCAGGATGATCTCGACGGCTTCACTGACAACGTGGAAGGCGACCCGTCCGCGCAGGCGGACAAGCGCGCGGCCAACCAGCCGCGGGCGCTGCGAATGAAGTTCTCGACGCCGACGATCAAAGGCACGTCGCGAATCTGGAAATGGCTTCAGCAGTCGACATTCGATCAGCTCCTATGCCCTTGCCCGAAGTGCGATCGCGCGCAAACCCTCGAATGGTCCCAGGTCATCTTTGATCCGGAGCGTCCGGAGGAAGCGCGATACAAATGCGTCAACGCTGAATGCGGGCACCTGTGGGATGACCGCGATCGATACAACGCGGTCCTCGAGGGAGTTCGGCGGGATCTCTGGACGGTCCGAAACCCGAAGTCCCGGATCAAGGGACTTCACATGAACGGGCTCTATCGCCTCATGGGCGAGAAAAATTCGATGGTCGGATTTTTGGAGGAATGGGTCCGCGATTACCTGGCGGCAAAGGCCGGCGGCGAAAAGACGCTGCAGGTCTGGATCAACACCTTCCTGGCCGAATGCTACGAGCCCGCGAGCGAGACGATCGAACCGGATCCGCTTTTCAAGCGGCGCGAGAATTACCGGCCGACTGAAATGCTCCCGGAAGAGGTTTTGGTTGTCGTCGCGGCCGTCGACGTTCAAAGCAACCGCCTCGAATGCGAGGTCCGCGGGATCGGCCTGGGTCAAGAGTCCTGGGGCATCGAGTATCAGGAATTCGCGGGCGATCCTACGGAGCAGCTCGTCTGGAAAAGGCTGGACGGATTCCTGGGCAACTCCTACCGGCACCCGGTCCGCGGGAAGATCCGGATCTCACAATGCTTTGTCGACGCCGGCGGATCGAAGCAGAACGAGGCTTACATTTTCACGGAAACGCGAAACGCCCGCGGGATCTACGCCTGCCGCGGCGCCAAGGATCCGCATGCGCCCAACCTGTCGCCGCTGCGCAAGGCCGGTTACAACCAAGTGCCGTTTTATTTTGTCGGAACGCAGGCGATCAAAGACACGCTGCATTCCCGGCTGCTCCTGAAGAAACCGGGCCCGGGCTACTTCCACTGGCCGATCAGCGATGACTACGACGAGGGATATTTCAAAAAGCTGACGGCCGAAAAGAAGGTCATGCAGAGCAAGGGAAAGCACAAGGGATCGCTCATGTGGCAGCTCCCGGAAGGCGCCCGCAACGAGCCCTGGGATATCAACGTCTATATCGTCGCCGCGATCGAGGCGGCCGGATTCACGGAACGGCACCTGCGCATGATCGCCAGGGACAACGAGCGAATCCGCGTCCAGCAGGGGTTGCCGCCCAAGCCTCCCTCACAAGCGATCAACCTGGACGCATTGAAGGAACCTGCGAAATTGCCGGACGCGATCACGATGGATCAACTGAAGGCGGCCGCCGCGCCGGCGGCGCTGGGCTCCGCAGTTCCCGCGGCCGCGGATCCAACCGCCCCGCAGAATGCGCCGGCGGGCCCGAAGGTGGATCCCAATCCGAAAAAGACGCCGTGGAAAGTTGTCGGCAAGGGGCGCCAGGGATCCGGCCTTGACTTCGGGCGATGGGGTTTTTAGGTCCAAGATGCTTCTTGGATTGTTTTGGTATTTGGAATCGGCCGGGCGGCGTGAATCCGCCCGGCCATTTTTTTCCCTCTGACAATGCCGGACTTGAGCAATGGAATTCGTTCCCTTTCTCTTTCCGTGGCCCTGGGGTTTTCCGTATTCGCCCGGGGCGCAATACGAAATCGAACCGTCGGGAATCTATGCCGGGGCCACACTGAGGTTTTGTAAGCTGTTCGAGCAGTTCCCGTCCGGATTCTGGACTCTGCAATATGGCCTTGTGCCGTTCTCCGGGAAGCTGAGCGGGCCGATTCTGTTCACGTCGACGCAAATGAACGGAAGCGAATGGCACCTGGTCGACGTGCCGGCCGACGTGACGAAAGCCTGGGTTCCCGGAAAGTATCGCTGGCAATGCTATGCCCAGGCCAACTCGCAAAACCCGTACCCGAATGCGCGGCATTTCGTGTCGACCGGGATCATCAACGTCTTTGCGAACCTCTACGATTCGGCGGCCGTCGACACGCGCGGCAAGTGGCAGCGGATCTTGGCGGAGATCGAAGCCCTGCTGGAAAAGATCGCGACGGACCCGGTTGAGGAAGTTTCGATCGGCCGCGGCACGATCGCCGGGCAAACCCTGAAGGGATGGGATCGCGAAAAGCTGATCGCCTTCCATGATTACGCCCTGCACATGGCGGGCAACGAGACGCGGATCCAGAATATCCGCGGCGGAGCCCCGAACACCCGTTACAAGTGGGCGGTCATGATGGGGGATGGCAATGGCGTCGCCTTCAACGGATTCCCGGATTTCCCGCCGTTCTCCTGAACCTTTTGCCGATGAATGTTTTCACCCAAGCGCTGAGGTCGCTATCCTCGATCTCCACGATCTTCAACCGGCAGCCGGACACTTCGGCCTATCGCGCCTATGGTTTCAACCGGAAGGGCGATATCGAAAAATTCTTCGGCGAGGGGCTCGAGGATCTATACAAGGTCGCCGGAAAGCGATCCTTCGGATTCGAGGCGGCCTGGTACGATCGCACGAATTCGAATTGGGTCGCCTGGCGCTCGAGCCTGGATGCGATCCTGCGAACCTCGATCTGGATCCTGGTCGGCCGCTGCCGCGACCTGCAGCGCACGAATTCGATCGTCTCCCGGGCGCTGAACCTCTGGAAAAATAACGTCGTCGGCGCGCATGGCGTCCGCCTCCGGATGAACCTGCGAAAGAGTGACGGCAGCCCGGAGATCGATATCAACAAGACGATCTCCGATCACTGGCGCTGGTTCGGGCACGCGGAGAATCTCACGCCGGCGGGCGACATGGACATGGTTGAATTTCAGAAGCAGATTTTTTCGACCGTGCCGATCGACGGCACCTGCCTGATCCGGATCTACAAGGGACGCCAGTATCCGTATGGGATTGCCTTCCGTATCCTCGAGCTGGATCTGCTCGATACCAACAAATTCACCGGGCGCCCGGATGACGAGGTTGAGGTCAAATTCGGAATCGAAAGCCGGCGCGATACCGGGAAGATCCAGGCTTTCTGGCTGTATCTGTCGAATCCCAACGACCTGTCGCTGGCCGGAAGCTACACGGCCGGCAAGTCGTTCCGCGTCCCGGCCGATGAAGTTATCCTGGTCATGAAAAAGGAACGGCCGCTGCAGACGATCGGGATCCCCTGGTTTGTGCGATCGATGGTCAATCTGCATATCCTGCAGTCCTTCACCAAGGCGACGCTGATCAAAGCACAGATGGTCGCCAGCTACTTCGTTTTCATCACGAACACGCTGGCGGTCCAGGAGCCCGATGACGGCGCGACCGGCGATCCGAACGGCTTTCAGCAGATGCCCGTCGACAACGGCGTTTCGCTCGAGCTAAAGAAGGGCCAGGACGTGAAAAACCTCTCCCCGTCGTCGGCGGGCAGCGATTTCGAGGCGCTTTTCAAGTGGGCGCTCCGCTTCATCTCCGGCGACTTGGACCTGTCCTATCACGCGCTTTCCGGCGACACGTCGCAGGGCAATTACGCCTCGCTGCGCATGGAGGCGCTCGAGGAACGCGCCGGCCATATCGGCAACCAGGTCTGGCTCGCCTCGAGGGTTTTGCGCCCAATGTTCCGCGAATGGCTGAAGGTCCAGCTTTTGACTCAGCGGATGTTTCAGGTCGCCGACGAGCTGCTCATGCCGCTGATCTATGCCGCGGAATGGGTCGGGCGGCGTTGGGATTGGGTTGACCCGAAGAACGAATCCACCGCGGCCGTCGCCCTGGTCAACGCGGCCCTCATGAGTCGCACCCGCTACGCCAAAGAGCATGAAGGGGCGGAGATCGATGACCATATTTCGGAGCTGGCCTACGAGCAACTGAAGCTCGAGGAAGAGGGAATTGTGATCCAGACGACCAGCGGCCAGCAGCTCGAGTTCGGCCAGACGGATCCGCAGGCGCCCACAAAACCGGCCGGCAAGGGCGAGACGGAAGAGGATCCGGACGACGAATGACCTGCTGACAACGGGAAAATGGTATGGACTTTGATCTGACGACACCGGAAGGCGTTCGGGCCCTTCAGAAACACCTGAAGAAGTTATCGGCGGCCGATGCCCTTCGGATCATCGCGGACAACCAAACCCGCGCCGGCGGCGAGCTGTTCACCCGCTGCATGTCCGGGATCCGCGTTGTCGAAGGCGAGCAGCGCACCTTCGATCTCAGCTTTTCCTCCGAATCTCCCGTTGAGCGCTATTTTGGAACGGAGGTTCTCGGGCACAAGGATGGCGAAGTCGACCTGGACTGGCTCAAGTCCGGAAATGCCCCGCTGCTGTGGATGCATGACGGCAAATCCCAGGTCGGCGTCATCAAGAGCGCCAGCCATGATTCGGCCGGCAAGCGCTGCGATGCCCGCTGCCGCTGCGCGAACGATATCGACGGCGATCGCTACTTCGCCCGCGTCCAGGACGGGATTATCAAAAATACGTCCGTCGGATATTCGATCCAGGAATGGGAACGGATCGATGACCCGTCCGACGAGGATGCCCCGCCGACTTACCGCGCGACGCGCTGGAAGCCGCATGAGGTTTCACTTGTTTCCACTCCGGCCGATGAAACTGTCGGCGTCGGCCGGTCCCGCAGCTTCACCGTACCTGACACAAAATCAACTTCGTCATCTCTCAACCCTCCTTCCCCTCCCGCCATGCCTACCGCTGAAGAAACCGCCGCAGCCGTCAAGACCGAACAGACCCGCCTCGCCAATGAAGCGATCGCCAATGAGCGAAAGCGTCTGAACGCCCTGCACAAGCTGCGCAGGACGCATGACTCCGCCGGCGTCGTCACCGACGCCGAATTCGCCACCTTCACGGATGACCCGGCGAGGGGCGAACTGGAATTCCGCCAATTCCTCGAGGGGAAGGGCGCGACGCCCGTTCGCATGGGCCCGTCCGGCGTCATCGTCACCGAGCCCGATCGCCAGGACGATTACTCGCTGGTCCGCGCGCTGCGCGGCCTGGTGTTCGGCAACATGGAGGAACGCTACACGAAAGAGGACAGGCGCCTCCGTGAGCTGTCGCCCCACCTGAAGCCCGCTGGCAGCCGGGAAAGCGCGATCGTCACAACGACGGAATCCGTCCGCGGCAATATCCTCTTCAGCAACGCGCGGGATATCGGGATCGGCAACGGCCGCGGGATCACTTCCCGCGCGCAGACCGCCCAACAGCTCGTCGCCGGCGGCGCCCTGGTCGGCGTCACCTTCGCCCCGGAGGTCATCGAGTACCTCCGCCCGGTCCCTGTCATGCAGGCGGCCGGCTCGATCGTCATGTCCGGAATCACCGGCGGCCCGGGAACGATCCGCTTCCCGAAGCAGGCGGGCGACATTTACGCCGCATGGGCGGCTTCGCAGGTCGCGTCCACGCCGGGCCAGCTCCCCTTCGGCGTCCTGGACCTGACCCCGAAGCGCCTGGTCGCGCAGGTCCGGATCGACAAGCAACTTCTCCTGCAGGAGTCCTTCGATATCGAGGCGTATGTCCGCAACTCGATCAACCTGCAGTTCGCCTTGTCGTATGACCTGGC